CATCAAAGTTCATACGTCGTAATAAGGAATCTTTTGATTAGTACCGTTGACCAATATGGTTATATAACCCTTGGGTATCAGCAACAAACTGCTAGTAGCGAACGTAGCATTGGCATTAGACGTAGCAGAGATGTTGGCATTAACCAGCGTCAGGTTGCCAATATTTGTTATTGTATTTCCAAGGCTGACATTGGTATTACCCAAAGTCATGGAAATCGTGACCATGCTGATCGTTCCGGTAGTCGTGATTGGACCACCCGTCAGCCCAGTACCAGTACCAACAGACGTAACTGTCCCGTTCGATGTTTGCGGTGCGCCTGTGGCTACTTTGAGCATGATTTCCTCTTACAGACCTTCGCCTGGAGTAACGTAAATAGTAGCGTTACCACTTGCGGTGATGCCCGTGAAATAAGCATTCGGAGGTGCTGAGATGATCTTGTCAGTACCGGCAAGCAATGGGTATCCTGGGCCGGTAGAGGTCACCACCGTAGCTTGAGTATTTGCTACCGTAGCATTCGCACCAAACCCTAGGAATACGGTCACAGTACCCGCATTGAACACTTCGTATTCGCTAGTACCAAGACCGGTAGCAACAGCCTGTACAGCAGATGGAGCCGCTACGTTAGCCGTAAAAGCTACGGTATTACCTAGAGGTAGGAACGCATTGATACTCATTTTTTAATCTCTTTCTCAATGGCTATGGCGTTGAGTACAGCACCTTCTGTAGCCTGTATAGCACCGGCAGTAGCACCAATGATCGCAATCGCCGCTGCGTTTTTAGTCAGGAATGCAATGAGCCAGATCATCTAACCCTCCTTGCTCTTAATTGCCCAAAAGCTGAAAGCGTAGAAACAGCGAACCCAGCATTTGCCGTTAAATAAACTGTGGTTGTGCCACTTAGTAATTGTTGGTACGGCCCAAGTTGCAATGCTGGGTCAACCGAGTTGGCTGTTATTGCCGCTTCCATATTAGATTGCCACGCGCTGTTAGTTGTAGCTGATGTAATGCTGATTGATGTACGCAAATAAGTAATTGTTGTTGCCCCACCAGCCCTGAATCCAACCCATCCGTTGACATCCCAATCACCGGCAGTAAGCAAAATGCTGGTTACATTTGCCACGACGTTTGTAGTCAATGCAACTGCGCTTCCGACAAGAACATTGCTTGAGATAACCTCCCCCACATATCCAGCAGTAGCAGAGTTGTTTGTGGTTGTGCCAAAAATAGTTGTATTGCCGGTGGTGTTCAAAGTTGTTGCGGTTACGTTTGCACCGGTCAACGTGACATTACCCAGACTAGTAGTCGTATTACCAAGGAACACAGTCGTGTTACCCAAAGTAACGCCCGTGTTAAAGTTTTGATCCAACTGGACTAAGGGAATAGCCGTAGTTGCATTTGCAAAAGTGTTTGGTACAGTCATGTTAGAACCTCGCTCTTAGTTCGTGTTCGTATAGGAACCCGTTGATTGTAAAGTTTGGATAGGTACTGGTAACGGTCATTCCCAGATACTTACCCCATTGCTCTGCATCAGTTTTGAATAATTGATATGAACTGCTTGGAATCCATCCAATCACAGCAGATGAATTGTTTGTCCAAGAAATAGTAGTACCCGATAAATTTATCCAAGTCGTAAAATTGTTCAGAGGATAAGTAGGGGTAGTTCCGTTGGATGTATTCTCACTATCAACGGTTATATTCATTGATGCTGAATTATTGATGGTTGCTTCAATAGCCACCTTCAATGCTTGCTTGTCCCTGATGGGATCACCCATAGGATTCAAAGAAGTCTGAACAATGCTGCTTGTATTGGCAGTTGTGTTTCCATACAACTTATATAGAACATTGCTGTCAGTCCCATACATATTAATAACGCCACCAATAGGAACGGACGTAACGTACTTGAGTGAATCTCCCTGACTTGTGAAGAACCACTTTTTCTCAAAGAAGACTGCCTGGACATACCTTGTGCTTCCGTAATAACTTTGTCTAAAATTGAACGCAGCACACAGGATGTTATTCACCAGTACCTGACCGCCACTCACAGGATAGGTGAAGTCAATAGTAGGGAACACGCCATCCAATGCGTCTGAGATCTTGCTGGTAGTAGATCCCACCAGAGCATAGATCCCGTAGTCGTTCATAAACAAAATAGAACGGAAGTACGGATAGATTGCATCCTTACGCTTGCTACCAATGGATGCGCTGACGTTTGTATTGGTGAATAGGGTTACGCCGGATGAATTAACCCTAACGTCTGAAAATACGTTGATGCTGTCTTCACCAAACACGTACAGGAAGTTATTAGCCGATACGATCTGCTGAATAAAATTGTGCAGAGTGGAATCGGTAATGGTCAACGTACCGGCAGATACGCTGGTAAAGTCGCTGTAGCTTCCAGCCGCTGAATAGGCCACAGAACGACCAAAAGCTATCCAAACACGACCTGAAAACGAAGAAATACCGACGTTTGAAAACTGGTTGATGACCGCTGTAGCGTTGGCATTAGATCCACCACCGCCCGTAATGGTCACGCTGATATTGGCAGTATTGGTGTATCCAGATCCATAATTGGTCATTATGACTTGCTGAACCTGACCACCGCTGACAACGGGAGTTCCAGCAGCCGCACTACCCCCGCCTCCAGATACGGTCACAACGGTATTAGCGGCATTGGTATAGCCAGTACCCCCGTTATTAATGACTACCTGGACCGTACCAGTAGCAAAGGTCACATAACTGGCAATGGCAGTAGCATTAGCCCCGCCACCACCTGACAGGGTAACCGTAGGAGCGGCTGTGTACCCCGTGCCGGCATTGGTCAGGTAGATAGAACTAACCGCATTGGCAGTAATCGAGGCTGTAGCCTGGGCCTGAACGCCATTAGCGTTGTTGGGTACGCCAATCGTTACCGTAGGTGCGCTGGTATAACCGCTACCCGCATTGGTGATGGCAATTACCCCAACAGATCCTACGGAAATGAGATTAGTACCATCCCAAGTGTAGTAGCCCTTGGCTGGATCAATAAACAACAGACGCTCATCCTTCCATTGGGTAACCTCCACCCCAGAACTGGAGAACGTACCTGCTACCGCAACATTGCCAAGCAAATTGTTGGTGGCATCAAAATACTGAACACTTCCATCATCCTGTGCAGCAATGACGTAGTTGTTATTGTTTATGTTGTAGGAATTGAGGTAGTTGACGTTGTTGCTGAACGTAACTGCCGCATTACCGGAGGTATAGACCGAGTTCCGGTAGTTTGTAACCTTGAGGTTGGCATACCCGACAGGCATGGCATTCTCTAGCCACGCAAATTCATTCTGCTCAATAGCAGTACGATTGGCCTTGGTATTGACCCCTTTGAACTCTTTGACAACTAGGTATGATTTCTTTTGTTCTGTAGCTGCCATGTCAGTAAGGAGTGCTGTAGGGGTTAGGCATCCTTCTCGTGAAAGTAGTATTGATTACTGACTGCGCTTGTTTCTGATATTCCTGCTTGAATATCTCAGCCTCACCATACGACTGCTCTTTGTACTTGGCCTTGTAGCAAGCATAGAACGCCACAGGAGCAGTCCAAGGATCAGGGATGGTATCTACCTGAGTGCTAGTCGTTAATGCAGACGGAAGGATGACCGTATCCAGTTCCATCACATAAACCTGATCTGGGACAGGTCCAACATAGAACTGGGTAGGACCATACATGGAGAACGCTATGGGTCTACCGTAATAGTTCTGCCAGAAACGCAGTTCCGAGTTGAATTGCGTCCAGGGCATATAGCGCAATGGGACGCGAGTATTACCCCAGATAATATTGATGTTCAGGATATCCATAGTCAATGCCGCTTGTGGCAATGTACTAAAGCTATAGACTTCCTGATTGGTAACTGTGGCTGAAGTCTGGTAACTACGCAGACAGCCGGTATCACGGACTAACCTCTGACGAGCAGAGTTGATGTAGTCTGTTAGTTCGGAATCTGAATAAAAATTGGCGTTTGCATCATGCAATAAACGCCTACATTCCGTTATATAGTCGGAAAGCGTTGCTGACATTGAGTCCCCGTCATGCTGTCATCGGGTAAAATTTCCCCCCGCCCCGTTTCTGGGGAAGGGGTACTCTTTCAACCAGCGGGGATAACGACTGGTCAGTATTCGGCTCTTCTTCGCTAACTTCAAACTTAGCCAACCATTTCAAACCTTCTGGAATGTCGTTGGTAGTCGTAGTGAAGCCAAGAGTTGCCATAAACGGTTCTTTGTTCTCATGCTGATACCCGAATATGTGACGGGCGGCGGCAAGAGATATCTGGACACTCTTCCCTGAAGGGAAATGAATGTCCTGACAACCGTAGTCAACCACCAGCGGTTTATCCGTCTTATTTGTCACATACACGATATTTGTCATCAGAAACTTACTACGTCACCAAAGACGCTGATATTAACAGCAGCGTTAGTAACTCCGACACCTACTTTTACAAACAAAGTATTTGCCGTATAAGCAGTCGTCGCAGCACCGGCAACAAGCGTCAAATCCTGCCAAGTGTTGGCGGCAGTCACGTTAGCCAAGGTCTGACCAGCAGCAGTCGTAACAGCATTAGAAGTATTACCATCGCTGCTAGTAATAATCGTAATGTTTGCCGTGTTCATGTTCATTACTGATCCACCCGCTATATTGGATGGATTGCCTACGGTGATACGGCGAAGGATGTACGATCCTCCACCAATACCACCTCCTAAGATCGGCAGAGCAACTACGGCATTACCGGTTGTGACCAGGGTCTGACCTGAGATAGAAACCAACCGATAATTGCCAAAGCTGTCCTGCTGCTCCATCGAAACGGCATTTGTACTGGACATTGCGGTTCCTTAGGTGTTGAACGTACCGGTTACATTCTGACCGCCATTGATGGTAACGAGCGTTGCTGTGGTATTCGTACCCACCGCTTTAGCAGCCACGTTGTATCCATCCGAAACGAAATAGCCACCCGTGTTATTACCCAGCAGAACAGTCCAAGCAGAACCGTCATACTGAATGATCGTCACGTTACCAGTTGCCGACATTTGGTAAGCACCGGCAGTAACCACAGTTCCGTTGCCGGAAGTTACCGCTGCTACGTTTGTCGTTTGGAAATATGCGGAGGCCGCATTCGTAGCTACGTTTGCTACAATAATTTTATTGAGGGCTAGTGCCATGACTATTTCTCCTTATATCGTGAGTGAGTTATAGCCGGTCACTTTGGTCATTGACTTCGGTTTGGTGCTTACCAGTTCGGCAATCATCAAGACCGCGCCAACATAACCAATCTGCCAGTTCGGAAGGGTGGACTCAAATCCGGTGAACACAAACGAACCTTGGTCGTGGATATACAACGACAGGTAGTTGGTATTCAGCAGATACAGAGTACCTTCTGGGCAGTAAGGATCGGGATAAATCGGAACGCCAGCAACCATCAGGGCACGGAATGCTGCTTGAGGGCCGTTGCCATCAGCATCAAAACCGGAACCTGGGGTGATGACATATTGCTCTTGACCGACGTAATCTTGCGCCAGCAGAGTCCAAGTACCAAATCCGCAAACGCCAAAT